GTCGGCCCCGTTAGGGGCCTACCTAAAACCTCCCCCTTGCACATCTGCAAGGCCGTGTGTTAACACGGGTTATGTTTTAGGCGTCAGTATTGACGTAGTCGGCTCAGATCTGGTCTCTCTGCTTAAATTCATCCTTAACAAGATGAACAAGCTTAGTGATCAAGAAATGCTCTGCCTTCAGTCTGACTGGCGATGACATGTGGGATAAAACCCTCCGCGGATCCGGTAGCAATTGCACTTCTGATCGGAGCAATCCGATTCAGTTCTGCGATCTTGCTATCGTCTCTACGGTCACCTTGTCCGTATTGATACGCGCGGCCATGTTTGGTCACGCGCCCAATGGGGGCAAGGCGTACAAGTCATTTTGAGTCAGGTCAACTCGTCCTACCGCTAACTTGGCGTACTCTTTCATAAAAGAGTGCGTCTCTTTAGTGATAGCTATTAAAGAGTTTTGATATTCTAAAACCTTCAGCGCGGCGGTACACTCAAGTAGGAATGCTTGAGCGTACCCTCCACCACTGCAGGAAGGAACCATACCATATCGCTCCATGAAATCCTTACATTCGTGAGTATTTCTAGGATACTTTATGATAGTGTTCTTTATTATATCAAGTCCTCATATTCTCTCAGCAGCCCGCGTGGCGTAAGCCCGCGAGTTACCTAAGACGTAGAGTAGTTCTTTAATAAGACCATATCGCTTCAAATCAGGCAGTCGCCACCCTTTATCGGCTGAACTCAGTAGGTAAGCCCAAAGATCAATTCAACGACCTTTGGTCTGACATATTGCGTTCAGGGATAAACCTGTGCACTCTTGCCCTTTGTGGAAGAGTCTCTTCGCGAATTCAAAAGTGTCTTGCGACACTAGTGATTTCTGAAGAGATACTTCAACCCCAAGGGACTTGAGATTACTTAGGTATTGACTAGCGACTTTGCTTTCACGGATCACTATATCGTCACCTAGCAGCCAGTAATCAGTAAATCAAGTATAACCTACTTGCCTTGCCGATCACTGGACTAGTAAGTGATGACATAATGAGAATAGTGCTCACGATGCGTACCCTCCCAACGGTTGACCAACGGTAAACTTTACCTTTGATCCTTCCGGTGTTAGAAATTCGTATCCTGACATTATATCCCCCACAGCTGCTGCTTTCTCCTTACCAATGAACAGAGAGAGAACCTCGATCTGTAAAGAAAGAGGGAACCTGTCTGTTGCACTTTGTAAGTCGTAGCAGTAGTATGGTCCTTTGGATTGAAGAGCCTTTTTGGCTATTGAACCCTGGTCGAAGGTCATATCCCCAGGCATTTGTGCGAGCACCTTAAACAGTGCATCGTGCAAGGGCCGGAGACTGGCCTGCGATCAGTAGTCCAATATACCAATAGGTCTTCTCTTTCCTTCAAAATCGAGCCGGTGTGCAATTCTTCGAATTGCGTTGTCACGCAATTTGAACTTTGCCATCAGCTCGGTCTTGATGGGAAGTGCGATCCTGTTGTTCGTCTCCAGTTTTGTAGGTAGGAAGTCCCCACCCAGAGTCCTTATAGATTTAATAAGGGTTTCGGGTAGGATAAGTCCTTCTATAATTCCGGAAAGGAGAGCAGGACCGCCTGGGCCCATGGAAGCCGAGAAGTGAAACGATTGACAGCTGTAATCCCATTCTTGACGGATTAAACATCCCATCATCATCACACCCTCAGTCACTTTCCGAATTTCTTCGGGAGTGGTTGTGGATGGGGCGGTTATGGAAGTGTAATCACTCGGGGCTCACCACCTAATAACCTTGCTAACATTTATTAAAGTGTTAACAAGCTTAATAGTTGGTATGTCCCGGGATAGCAAGAGATCTCTTCAGGGTCTAAAGACCTTGGGGATATCTCCGGCCATGCCAAGATACGGAATACGACACGGGGATGAACCCACGTGCCCCCATATGACTCTCCGGAGATCTTTCAATCTCTGGATTGTCCATTTGGGACCACGTGTTTTAATCCACATGTCAACCTTGTTAATAAAAGCAATGCATGGTTCTGGATCCTGACCAGGGTACCAAACCGATAACACCCATCTGACGATGTGTTTTATCAGTTTTGTATTCATGATTAAGATCTGGGAACTTGCAAGCAATACTCGGACCATGGTCTTGTAGCCTTTCGGGTAACAAGATCACATGATCCTAGTATTGCTGCCTCCTAAGTTCACAGGGGGACTACCAGGAGAGGAAGCGCCACCCTCGAAAGAGTGGTGGTCGACCCGTGAGGGTCGACTCCC